ATTTAGATTCTGGTTTTTTAAACGAACAAGGTGCAAGAGTAGAAAGTCAACTGGAAGCTGCACGACGTGTGTTTAAAGAAGCTTATGAGTCTGGAGATGCAGATGCAATCACTGCCGGACAAGAAGCTCTTGCCAGGGCAACAGCAGAATCTGATCGCTACGAGCTTGCTAAGAAAAAAGCTGATGAACGTGTTGCAGTACAGCAACAACCTCAACAGCAACAGGTTGCGCCGCAACAACAAGCGGCTCCACAACAACAAGCAAAGCCTGATCCAAAAGCTAAAGACTGGGCTGAAAAGAATGAGTGGTTTGGTCAAGACGAAGTCATGACTTACGCCACGTTTGGTATTCACCGAAAGCTTATCGAAGAAGAAGGGTTTGACCCGAACAGCGATGAGTATTATAGTGAAATTGATCGTCGCTTGCGTTCGGAGTTTCCGAACAAGTTTCAAGCAGCGAAAAAATCGGGATCGAATCAGGTCGCTTCTGCTGTTTCATCTGCATCTCGAAATCCAAAACAGGGGCGTAAGAATAGCGTGAAACTATCACCATCGCAGATCGCTATTGCAAAAAAGCTAAACGTTCCTCTTGAGGAATATGCCAAGTATGTAAAGGATTAAGTAATGACTGATAGAAAACCACGCGCTCAAACTACCCGAGATAGTGAATCTCGTAGAAAACCATGGGCACCGCCCAGTCACCTTGAAGCACCAAATCCTCCCGAGGGATATGTGCATCGTTGGATAAGAGTTGCTATGCGTGGCGAGGAGGACAAAATGAATGTCCACGCCAAACTACGTGAAGGATGGGAACCCGTCCGTGCAGATGAATATCCAGACTATGAAGCTCCTGTCATCGATGATGGCAAATATCAGGGAGTGATTGGACAAGGTGGTCTGATGCTGTGTCGCATACCTGAAGAGACAGCGCATGAAAGAAACGAGTATTACGGGGGCCGAACCCGCGAACAAATGACTGCTGTGGATCAGGACTTGATGAAGGAACAACATCCTTCAATGCCGATTTCTAATAATCGGCAAAGTCGTGTAACCTTCGGAGGCCGCGAACGCGACTCCGATTAATATAAAGGATTGCTACTATGGCAAATACTAACGGTGCATTCGGACTTCGTCCGATTGGAGTAGTCGGTCAGGGCTACAACACCAATGGTGCGACCGAATATCGTATAGCAGCCGGAAACACAAACGCGATCTATCAAGGCTCTCCTGTAATCCCGCTATCAACTGGCTTTATTGACATTGTTGGCGCGGCTGCGGGTGGTACTGTGGGTCTTGTGGGTGTTTTTGCAGGTGCTGAATACGTTTCGTCTACCACTGGTGAGAAAATATTTTCTAACTTCTGGCCCGGTTCTGGCGCGGATACTAATTTTCCCGTCAAAGCCTTTGTATATGACAACCCATTACAATCATTTGTCATTTGTTCAGACGCTTCACTAACTAGCGAAGCAACTGCGCGAGGACATGTGTTTGCTAATGCTAACTTTGCAACTGCTGCTTCTGGTTCAACAACCACAGGTATCTCATCTGCTAAGTTGGCTGTCAGCACAATCGCTGTCACCGCAAACTTAAATCTGCGTATTATGGGCATTCAAGATGACCCTGAAAACTCAGACTTTACTGCGGCTGGTATTCCATTAATCGTTCGTTTAAACAACTCCTTCAATTCACCAAATGGTGCTATTGCAGGCGGCACTGTTTCAACGACTGGCGTATAAGGAGACTGACTTATGGCTATATCTCGCGCACAACTAGCGAAAGAGTTGGAACCAGGTCTCAACGCCTTGTTTGGTATGGAGTACGACAGGTACGAAAACCAACATGCAGAGATCTATACAACAGAATCTTCCGATCGAGCATTCGAAGAAGAAGTAATGTTGTCTGGTTTCGGAGCGGCACCAACTAAATCAGAGGGTGGCGCAGTAAATTTTGACGACGCTAACGAAGCATATACTGCTCGTTACAACCACGAAACAATAGCGTTGGCATTCTCAATCACTGAGGAAGCTATCGAAGACAATCTTTATGATCGTCTTGGTTCACGTTATACTCGTGCGTTGGCTCGTTCAATGGCACACACAAAGCAAGTTAAGGCCGCTGCGGTTCTTAACAACGCATTTACCGCAGGTGCAACCGCAGGTGGTGACGGCGTTGCGTTGTGTGATGCGTCTCACCCACTTACTTCAGGTGGTACGTTTGCCAATGAACCAGGAACTGCTGCTGACTTGAATGAGACATCTCTTGAAGATTCTCTTATTAATATTGCAGGATTTGTTGATGAGCGTGGTCTTAAAGTTGCTTTACGTGGCATGAAGTTGTTGGTTCCAAGACAATTGCAATTTGTTGCAGAACGTCTCATGGTGTCTAACCTTCGTGTTGGTACAGCGGACAACGATGTAAATGCTCTAAGATCAATGGGTATGTTGCCAAACGGTTATGCCGTTAATGACTACCTAACAGATCCAGATGCATTCTTCATCTTGACAGATGCCCCTCGAGGTTTTGTGCACTTTGAAAGAACTCCAATGTCAACTGGCATGGAAGCAGATTTCGATACGGGTAACATGCGCTATAAAGCTCGTGAGCGTTACAGCTTTGGCTTCAGCGACCCACGTTGTGTATTTGGTTCCCCTGGAGCTTAATATATGATATAGGAGTTTTACCTCCGAGTATGATTGGGGCGACTTCGGTTGCCCCTTTCTTTTTTTTAAAAAGTAAGTTATCCTGTTAACATCCCTGACAGTTGCATGGGGCAACTGACTAACCCAAGACAGGAGATCGACATGGGTACGACAACTTTTTCTGGTCCTATTAAAGCGGGAACCATCAAAGAAACTACGGGTACAACCCTTGGTTCAAACATCAAAAATACTGGTCAAGTAGTAATGTCTCAGACATTTGCAGCAGATCTATCTGGTGGCGCATTAGCTGCGTCTGTGACAGACGTTGTTATTCCTGCAAACTCTCAGATTATTGATTGTGTGCTTGACGTTATCACAGCAGCAAGTGGGGCTACAAACATCAGCGTTGGAGACACTGTTGGTGGTGCAGCAACTCTTGTAAATACATTTGGAATCGGAACCACAGCAGGACGTAAATATCCAACTACCGAATCTGGTGGTGCATTGGCGTGGGAAGATACAGGAACAGCAGACATTCGCTTGACTGTGACTAACTCCGCTGCAACATCCGCTGGTGAAATTCGTATTACTATTTTGTATGCTCAAAACAATAACCTTGGCTAATAGGAGGGCATTATGGCTGCTTCTATTTTTACAAAGACAGCTACGGCGACTGGCACATTGCAGGGTGGTCGAACTAGGTTAAAAGCGTTTTATGTGAAAACTGCTTCTAGTGGTTCTCCTGCTGTTGTGTTCAAAAACGGTAGTGGTGGAGCAACGTTATTGTCTATGGTGTTTCACACAAGTGATGATAATCAGATTACGATTCCAGATCACGGTATAATTTTTGATGACGAGTGTCATGTGACGCTTACCAATATTGACTCAATCACTGGATTCTTTGGTTAAAGCAACGGCGGTGTAAGAGCCGCCGTTTTTACTGAGGGTAAAATGGCTAAGATCGATAAGTCTAAGATGAAATGTAACAAACCGAAACGTCAGGTTTCTGGTGGTAAGAAGTTTGTTGTTAAAGCGTGTGACAAGGGTAAAGAAAAGATAGTTAGATTCGGAGACGCTAATATGAAGATCCGAAAGTCTAATCCAAAAGCCAGAAAATCATTTCGTGCAAGACATGGATGTGACAAAGGCACCCTTGATAAATTAAAGGCCAAGTACTGGTCTTGTAAGATGTGGTGATTAGAATGAATAAACAAGTCACGATAGCTCTTATAACAGCTTTTATACTTGGTGTTGGGGGTATTGGCTACAGTTGGGCTGATTGGGTTACAAAGACTTTAATTGCTGTAGACAAGAGAACAGAAGTCATGGCTTCACAAATTGATTTTATGAAAACTCAAATGGAGATTAGATATGGCAATCTCGAGGGCGCAAATGCGACAGCAAGTATCCAAGCCTCCATCAAAGGGGATGACTAATGGCAAAGAAAAAAGCAAAAAAAGATGCGTGTTACCACAAGGTAAAAAGCCGTTACAAGGTATGGCCCTCCGCTTACGCTTCAGGGGCACTTTCTAAATGTAGAAAAGTTGGAGCCAAGAACTGGGGTAACTCTGCTAAGAAAGCTGAAGGTGGGGTTATAGCCTCAGTGGACAATCCAAAACGCACCGCATTACAACAGTATGCCCCTGGTGGAGTCATAGCTGCCGGATGCGGTCAGGTTGAAGAGTCTCGTCGTAAACGAACAAGGACATTCTGATGGCGAAAAAAAATTCTTTACGGACATGGTTTGCCCAAAACGATGGTAAAGGATGGGTGGATTGTAAAACTGGAAAGCCTTGTGGTCGTCAAAAAGGTGAGAAACGAAAAGGGTATCCTGCCTGCCGTCCTACCATGGCGCAGTGTACGTCCGCTGCAAAGAAAAAGAAATCATCGAAACGTATCAGTTGGAAACAAAAGAAAGCAACTGGTGGTGTAGTAAGAATCTTTTGAAAGGAGATTTAAATGGCTAAAAAGAAAAAAGGCTACAGAAATGGTGGCAAGACTAAAGTCAAAGGCATGAGAAACGGTGGCAAAACTACACCCAAGGGAATGAAGAACGGTGGCGTATCTAAGCCTAAAGGTATGAGAAATGGCGGTGTGTCTAAACCCAAGGGCATGAAAACTGGTGGCGTACCTAGTGTCAAAGGCATGAGAAACGGTGGCAGAGTGGTGAGGACTTTCTAACTACAATGTCATATCTACAAAGTAATATTCCTTATTTTAAGGCATGGGTTCGTCGTGAATACACACATAATCATGAGCAGTATCACGGTGAGTTTCTTCATGCTATGGTTGTTGCTGTAACAACAATTCCTAATAGATCCCTTAGTTTTCAAGTAATCTTTACTGGTTGCGAGGCAGAGGGTGAAGAAGAGGATACCGTTCACGGTGGTGCAATGTGGGCAAGAATGCCTATAACAGGTTTGGTTGCCGACATTCCTTTGGAAGAATGGCCTGAACCAATGGCAACACATGATGCACAGCCTTGGGATTGTGCTTCTCATTACCATTCCGTGTACGTCTTAGACAGAGCTACACCATGCCCATGGTTAGCCAAAATAAACGGCGAAATGTTTCCTGCCAAGTATTTATTTACTGTAGACTATACCAATAGTGAAATCGCAGATGATCCCGCACAACACAAGCAAAGCCACGTTATGCAGCTGTTAGATGCCGAAGAATGGACGGGAAACATAGTAGCGTTACCAAACAATCGAGTAAGAGTTACACATCCTGCTTGGTTCGCAGTGGGTGAGGGTGCACCAGATTTCAGACCTTCACAACATATACACTATTCAAAAAGTGATTTAGACTATACACTGGATGTGAATAGAGTTTTCGATAATCTTTATAATCAGGAGGATAACGATGGCTAAAGAACTTGTAGGAAAACAAAAAAAGTTAGATCGTAACAATAACAATCGGATAGACAAAGGAGACTTTGAGCTTCTTAGACGAGCAGATGGTATGGCTAAAGGCGGCAAAGTCACAGGATTTAAAAACGGTGGTGTTGCGATGGTCAAAACAAACCAGAAACCACATATGAGTTGATGCCATGACAACATCAGGATCAAGAGACTTTAACCTCGATGTCGGGGAGGTAATTGAAGAAGCATATGAGAGATGCGGACTAGAGGTCCGCACTGGCTATGATGCTAAGACAGCACGTAGGTCTTTGAACTTGATGTTTGCAGATTGGGCTAATAGAGGATTAAATCTCTGGACTGTAAATCAAGGCACAATCACCTTGACGGCAGGCCAAGCCCAACAAACTTTAACTTCAGATGTCGTTGATGTTTTAGAAGTTGTTCTTCGTAGAGATAACACGGATTTTACAATACAGAGGATAAGTCGTGGTGAATACTTGACGATACCGAATAAAACGACACAAGGTCGTCCTAGTCAGTATTATTTTGACAGGCAAATAGATCCTGTAATAAATCTTTGGTCTGTCCCAGAAAACTCTACCGATCAATTAATTTATTATTTTGTCCGTAGAATCCAAGACGCAGATGCTCTTGTCAATACTACCGATATGCCTTTTCGTTTTTACCCTTGTATGGTGGCAGGATTAGCGTATTACCTTTCAATGAAACGTGCTCCTGAACGTGCACAGCTTTTAAAGGTGGTTTATGAAGAGGAGTTTCAACGAGCCGCAGACGAGGATGAGGGGCGAACTCCTCTAAAATTACAGCCTAGTATTCAATACTTGAGGGTTTAATGGCGTTTGCTTCTGGAAAAAATGCATACGGCATATCGGATAGATCAGGACGACGTTATCGTTTACGAGAAATGCGTCTTGAATGGACTGGTTCGTTAGTTGGTCCAGATGAGTTTGAACCAAAACATCCACAGTTATTTCCGCCAAAAGCTTTTCCAGATCCTCAAGCTTTAAGAAATCCTAGACCAGAGCAGAACTTAGATTCTGAAAGAGCAATTCAAACTGGATATAATCCTGTTGGGTTTAAAGAAATAGAAGGAGTTACTCCTCCAAATAATTTGGTGGCAGTAGGTGCTGTTGGCACAGTTGTGGTAAATGAAATTGATAATCAAGTCTCTCTAACAGGAGTGGCAGGTTCAGCTGCTGTTGGTAGCGTTACAGTCATAGATGATGCAGGAACTTTTGATAGCACTAATGAAACATTAGACTCTACTGCACAAACTTTTGATGAAGGATAGGACATGGCAAAACAAACAGTAGGTATAGGATCATCTGCAAATGACGGAACAGGTGATACTCTTCGAGCGGGTGCAGATAAGATCAACGATAACTTTAACGAAGTATATGCTGCCCTTGGAAATGGAACAACCCTTACAGACATAATTGATTCAAACGGCTTATTTGATGTAAGTTCTGGTGCGAATAAAATCGTGTTTTATTACGCAGCTTTGAGTGATCTTCCAAGCGCGTCAACATACCATGGCGCTGTGGCGCATGTCCATGCGACTGGGGGACTGTATTTCGCGCACGGTGGCGTGTGGATAAGACTAAACGATGAGACAACTGGTCCTGTAACAAAATACACAGCGGGAACGAGTGGTTCTTCAGCATATACCTTCACTGGCCCCGGAGCTACTGCGGGTAACAATCCAAACTTTACTTTTTACAAAGGTCATACATACCTCATAGATAACACTGCAAATGTAAGTAGTCATCCCTTGCAGATAAGAACATCTGATGGTGGATCTGCTTTTACGACAGGTGTTACAGAAAACTATAACTCAACAACAGGGTTGACACAGTTTATCGTTCCTCATGAACCTAGTGATACATCCTTAGTCTATCAATGCACCAATCATTCTGCTATGGTTGGAAATATAACAATAGTGTGATGCCATGAGTTTTACATATGCACAATTAAAACAAGCTCTGCAAGATTATACAGAAAACACAGAAACTTCTTTTGTGACTAACTTGCCTATATTTATTAGAACAGCAGAAGAACGTATTTTAAAAAATGTACAATTAAGTTTGTTTCGTAAAAATGTAAGTGCAAGTACAACAGCTTCTAATAAGTTTCTTGCTTGTCCTTCAGACTTTTTGTCTCCTTTTTCGTTAAGTTTAGCCGGAACAAATGGAGATAAGTTTTTTATTGATTTTAAAGACCCAAGTTTCTTGCAGACATATACTCCTGACGCTACCACAACAGGCGCTCCTAAATACTACGCTGTGTTTGATGTAGATAATTTTTTCTTAGCTCCTACCCCCGATACTACATATACTGCGGAGCTTCACTATTTTTATCGGCCTGCAAGTTTGACGGCAGGAAGTGACAGCGGTACTACTTGGTTAAGTATTAATGCTGAATTATCACTGTTATATGGAGCACTTATTGAAGCGTACATATATATGAAGGGTGAACAGGATGTTATGGCAATTTATAATAAACGATTCCAAGAATCTCTGATTGGTATTAAAATGCTTGGCGAAGCAAAAGAAACCACCGACGAATATCGCACAGGGAAAATAATTAGGGCAAAACAGTAATGTTTAAAATAGATATAAGTGTACCACAACATGAAAGCTTAGTAGGTATTAATACCACTGCTAATCGTGGTTTTACCCCAGATGAACTTGCGGAACAATGTGTCCAAAAGATCATATCGGTCTCTGATAGCACACACCCAGGTGTTAGAGACCAAGCTCGTGCTTTTTCAAAGCACGTTGAAACGCTTGTCGCAGCTTACATGCGGCAAGCGATTCGATCAGACCGCACCACTGTATGCAATGCAATAAAAGATGCGGGTCATCCCCAACTGGCTGAACTTATAAGGAGACTTTAACATGGCCTTTTCTGGAAACTTTATGTGTACTTCTTTCAAGAAAGAGCTTCTTGAGGGTGGTCACGACTTTAAAAACAGCGGTGGAGATACTTTCAAAATCGCACTATATGACAACAACGCTTCATTCACCGCAGCCACTACAGATTACACAACTTCAAACGAAGTGAGTAACTCTGGTTCTTATAGTGCAGGTGGAGGAACACTAACTCGTGTTGATCCAACTACAGCTAGTACAACGGCATTTACCGACTTTGCGGATATTACCTTTACATCTGCAACGATCACTGCTCGTGGCGCTTTAATATACAATACCACAGAAGGTGGTGGATCAGGCACATCTAACAGTATTGTTGTTTTGGACTTTGGTTCTGACAAGACATCTACATCAGGTGATTTTCAAATCGCTTTCCCTGCGGCAGGTGCTTCAACGGCTATTATTAGAATTGCCTAAAAAATGGTTGTATTAGCCAATAGAGTAAAGGTTGCTACTAGCACCACTGGCACTGGCGCGATAACGCTCGGATCTGCGGAGGCGGGGTTTCAAACCTTCGCAGACGGCGGTATTACTAATGGGCAAATTGTAAGATACACGATAGAAGACGGCACTGCGTTTGAGATCGGTACTGGCACGTATACTGCTTCTGGTACTACCTTATCTAGAACGCTGACTGAAAGCTCCACAGGGTCACTGCTTGATCTAAGCGGCAACGCGGTTGTGTTTATTACGGCTGCGGCAGAAGATTTAATTTCTAACGGCACTATAACTAGCAGTGGTGATATTACTCTTGATAGTGGTGATGATATTATTCTTGATGCCGATGGTGCGGATATAACTTTAAAAGATGGTGGAACATCCTTTGGAAGATTCACAAAAAGTGGGGATAATTTTGTAATTGAGTCTCAAGTATCTAACGGAGATTTGATTATTAGTGGTAATGATGGGGGTTCTCCTGTTTCCGCACTCACTTTTGATATGTCGGCAGCAGGAGCAGCTACGTTTAATTCAACTGTTACGGTTACGGCCTTAAACCTTAACAGTAATATTGTTTTTGAAGGCGCAACGGCTGATGACTATGAAACAACAGTCACAGTAGCTGATCCTACGGCTGATAGAACCGTCACGATTCCAGATCAAACAGGCACAGTCATGCTCTGGCAAAGTGCTTGGCCTGATGATCCTGCTAATGATATTTACAATTATGCGATTGGTGACGCTGCTTTTGCTGCTCTTCAATCAGGAGCGAGTAAAAATGTCGCTTATGGTGAACGTGCTGGAACTGTTTTAACGACAGGCGATTACAATACGGCTTTGGGTTCGGCCGCAATGCTTGAAAATACAACAGACAGCCATTCAACGTGTATTGGATATGCAAGTGGTCGTGGTGATCTGTTAACAGGCGGCACTTATCTTGGTTCTAACGCAGGTAATTATAATAGTAGCAGCAAAGATTATCAAACCGCTGTTGGCTATCTTGCAATGAATGATTGCAGTGGTGACGAGGCAACGGCCGTTGGCTATAATTGCATGACAGACGGTTATCATTATCGATCAACCGCCGTTGGTCGTAGTGCTTTAGCTAACAGTGGTACGCTAAACGCTTATTACAATGTTGCTGTGGGGGCTTATGCAGGGGATAGTATTTATGGTGGGGATTACAATGTTTGCCTTGGCTACAGCACCGAGACCAGTCATCATTCTACATCGGTAGGTGGTCAAGCGGGAGTAGGTTCAGGTAATTATTCTATATCTATAGGATACAGAGCAGTCTATAGTGGAACTAATGCCTCTACTTATAACACAGTTGTAGGTTATGAAGCTGGTTATGATTTAGATGGCGGTGATTACAATGCGTTTATAGGGCATCAATCAGGTTATAACGGTGGCACAGGAAGTTATAATACTGGAGTCGGAACTTCATCTCTTTATGACTTAACAAGTGGTGCAACCAACTCAGCGTATGGAGCGTCTGCACTTAATGGTGTAACTAGCGGTAGCGAAAATTCTGCTATTGGTACAAGCGCAGGGGCTTTAGTCACTGAAGGTGATTACAACACATTTTTAGGTAGAGATGCAGGTTATAGACAAAGTTCATCTACGACAAATGGATTAACAACAGGAGACAATGTTACCTGCGTTGGCTATGCTGCTATACCTACAAGCTCAACTGCAACAAACGAAATTACGCTAGGTGATAACAATGTAACGTCCTTGCGTTGTAACACTCAAACAATCTCTAGTCTCTCAGATGAGCGCGATAAAACAGCTATTCAAGACTTGCCATACGGTCTAGAGTTTATTAATGATATGCGTCCCGTTCAGTTTACTTGGAATAGGCGCGATGGGTCTTTGGGTGCAACTCCTGACATGGGGTTCATTGCTCAAGATTTATATGATGTAGAGCTTGAACACTCATCAACATCTCGAACCCGTTTAGTAAAGTGGGAAAATCCAGAAAAATTAGAAGCGGATTATGTGCGATCATATCCTATTCTAGTGAAGGCCGTGCAGGAATTATCGGCAAAGGTAGATGCGTTGACAGCGCGAGTGAAAGAATTGGAAGGAACTTAATATGGCTGTAGATGAATTAGACCGTGACTATTTAAAGCTTCTGCATATTTGTGACGGCATTGAAAACATAATTGGCGGCATGAAGATGGATCAGGAAACCGATGCTGAAAAGAAAAAGCAAGTCGGCAACATGGTCATGCATTTGGAAATGGAAGTGTTAGATAGCAAATATACAGATGCTAAAAAAGACATGACTAGGATAAACTCCACGATCACAACAGGTCGGGCTTACTGGAAGTCATAATCAATGTTAGGCTTTACACCTGTAGCCTCCGCAACACTCGCGAGTAGTGGCAGTACTGACGTATCAGTATCCGTTACAGGTCTAGGCGCAACAGGTGCTTTAGGATCAGTAACTGTAAGCACTGATGTATCGGTATCTGTTACAGGTCTAGCGTCTACGAGCGGCTTAGGGTCAGTAAGTGTTATTGGAGCATCTGATACTCCTGCTACAGGTTTATCAGCAACAGCCTCTGTTGGTTCTGTTAGCGTAAGTGCTAACTCCTCTCTTTCTGTTACAGGCTTAGAATCCACTAGTGCCTTAAATGATGTCACTGTAAGTGGACAAGCTGTCGTATCAACAGGATCATTAGCAGCTCAAGGATTTGTAGGAAGTCTTACTTCTGGTGGTGCAGCGTTTGTTATTGTCACTGGTCTAGAAGGAACAGGTGGAGTTGGGACGGTTACTGTAGCCGCCGATGCGCTTGTCTCACCTACAGGTCTTTCTGCTACGGGTGAAGTAGATTCTGTTGTTGTTACCCCTCGAATAATTGTTACCCCGACAGGTCTGGAAGCCACTGGTGGTTTAGGAAGCCCAACAATAATAGGCGATGCAGAGGTTCCTCCAACAGGTTTAGAGGCTACGGGTGAAGTAGATTCTGTAACCGTAACTGCTGATGCGATTGTTTCTCCTACTGGATTAAGTGCAACAGGCGCTACAGATGATGTAACCGTAACTGCTG